TCAAATGAATCATAACTAGCAGCACCAGGAGTGAACTCATGAATAGGAGGAGCCTCTGCGTAGAAGTCCCAGTTATTTGTATACTCCACTCCACAATTTTGTCTTGCAGATATATTACCAGGTCTAAGTAAATACTCGTGAGTAAATCCTCTAGCCACAGTGTTATTTGTTTTATATACAGCTTGTACAAGCTCTGGCATACATGTACCATCACATTGTGGAACTTGACAACCAGGTCTATTACAAGGAGTTCCTCCAATAGTTAATGGAGCAACTTGTATAGTAGTTGCATTAGCTGCTTGAGAATAGAATGAATTAGCTGTCTGATATGGATATCCTGCCACTTCTGTACACATCCAAGCTTCTCTTACAGCATAAAAGTTATCAGGGAGTCTAGCTTGGAAGTCTTCTATAAATAATACTTCTTCACTTATTACAAAGGTAGTTCTTCCTAACTTCTTAAGACACTTGTCTAAGTAAGTAGGAAATAAAAGATCGTCCACTGCACCAGTATCAAAATAGCTTTTAAGCTCTTCTTTAACTGTTGAGTAGACAGGCTCTGGGGATACGAAATTATATTTATAGTAGTACGACATAATTTATTTTTTCCATTCGTTATAGATATATTGATACTTGTCGTTGGTCTTTAAGTAATGTGATAAAAGTCTTGATGTAAGTCTAGAAGGTTTGAAATACCAGAAACCAGAGTTTTTAAAACGTGCTGTAGGTTTAAACCACATCCATCCAAAAAAATATCCTTCTGTGTGGTAATTAAAATTGTATATCACCTTTCCTTTTTCTCTAGTCTTTTGCCAATCAATTGGTAGATTAACAAACTCTTTACCATCTACACTATTCTTTAACTTTCTTCTTTTCTTTTTGTTAATTGAAAACTCTCCAAATCCATAAGGTAGCTTTGCTTTCTCACCTGTTTCTAAAATGTATTCTTTAAAGGATTCATTGTAAGTGTATACAATGTTTCTCCATTCATCATACGAAAGTTGTATAGAAGGGTGTTTTTTACAAAACTGATTATAGTTTTCTTTACTAGAGCTTCTCCAATCAACCTTTGTTCTCATTAATTAGTTGGTTTTGAATTTGGCGCTTGTCCATCTATTCCTTCTGCACTAGTATCTGTTTTAAGATTGAAATATGTAGATAGAAGTTTTTGAGATGTAAGTTGTAATGTTTGTTGTTCTAAATATCCAGGAAGAGGAAATTCTTTATCTAATGGATTCATACATAATTGCTCAAGTGTATATTCTGGAGTTCCACATCCACATTCTGGATACATAATTTCATTCTCCACATCTTCTTCAAATAAAGCTACAAATCTGATTGCTTTAAGCAAAGGATTGTTTACATATAGATATCCATTAGATATCCAATAGTATTCTTCTTTCTTGATTATAGGAAGCTTTAAAAGATTTATATATCTGTTGATAGTTATTTCTTTTAATTTTTTTCCTTGACCACTCATAGCATTAATAGAATAAACTCCTTGTATTACATATTGGTAATTACCTTCTGATATACGTGGGAGTTTAAGTTTTGTTCTAGCAACTGTACAATCATCTACATAGTTACAACATTCAGAGATAGGTACTTCTATCATTTCTAAACAAGGAATAGTAGTGAATAGTGTATCAGTGGCCCAAAGTTTTCTTAGGTTGGTTTCTCTTTTAATTAGCATTAATGCATTGTTTCTTATCTCAGATGCGATTGCTCTATCTGTAATAAGACTGTCTGTAGAAAGTATCTTGTGGACACTTCTAACATCAGATACTAATTTTCTTAATGTTGCCATAATTATATTCGAGTTTCAAACTCTGCTATTTTACCTAGATTACGATCATAAACTAGAGCAAGAGCTGCACGTACAGAATGTACGAAGTTATTATCTAAGTGCCATCTATCAGTTCCTGAAAGACTAGGCATTTGTTGTATTCTTACACCTTTGACTTCTTTAGCCATGTAGTGGTGTTTATCTCCTGTGTGTACCTCTCTATAAACAGCATCACCAAACTGGTGACTATATTTTGGATGTGTTGCAAATAATAATGGTAAGTCTTCTAACTTACAATTACCATGGTGCCATCCAATGAATGTATTTCCTAATGTTATTCCTTTGATAACAGAATGTTCTCTTATAAACTCTACATCTATTGCATCTCTAAAGAATACATCTAATGCATGAGCTAGATAAAAAGATTTAGTTCTGTCATGATTTCCTTGTACAAGAATAACTGTTACATTACTAGCATACTTTCTCAACATGTTTATTGTATCTACAAGAACAGCAAATCCTAATTCGTATTCTGAATGATAATCCATTATAGTGTCCTGTGGAGTACCGTTTGTAGTTTGGTGTTGATAGTTATCAGTATGAAAGAAATCATTTGATATAGGTAGCACTACATTGTTTATGTTGTAGTTTGATTTTACTTTTTCAATCAAAGACTGAGCCATTGTAACATATCGTAAAGCTCTTGTTGTAGGATCATTATCACCATCTACAGTTTTTTTAGCTAAATGATAATCAGATATAGAGATTTCTACATCTACATAATCTTTCTCTATAGAATAGTTCTCTTTAGTGATTGTTATGTTATTTGGTTTGTAGTTTTCTAAAAACTTAGCAAAGTCTTCAGGAGAGTAATCTTTTGCTTCTTTCTTCTTGGAGAAGACTGAGGAAGTAAACTTCCCACTTGGTAACATCTTAGACCAGTAGTTTGTAATTACATACTTGTCTAGATTTATTTTATGTAGCTTAGCTAATTCAATATCATCTTTAGGATCAAAGTCTGATATAATTGTACTTTCTATTGTACCTTTTTCAACATTAACTTTACGTTCTTCTGTATAGTTTCTTGATACAGGTTCTGTATCTTTTTCTCTAAGCTCCTTCATGAGCTCACCCACTTCAAATTCACTTATTCCTAGTTTTTCAGCATAGAATTTTTTACTTTTCTTCTGACTTAATAACTCTTCTAATCGATGTAACAAGCTTTGATTTTCAGACATATGTACTCATATTAGTTAAAAAATATTGTAAAGATAAACAATTGTTTTTATATATTCCAAATAATTTTAGTTAGAGACTTAATTATTTATAATTAAAATAGTTAGAAACAAAAACTCCTAGCAATAAATATCACTAGGAGAAATCTTGTAAAACCAACAAAACAAGATTTTTTGTTGTTTTAAGGTATTGTAGTAGTCGTAGTTGTTGTTGATACAACTGTTGTTGTTGTAGTTGTTGTTGGTGCTACGGTTGTTGTGGTTGTAGTTGTAGCAGATGTTAATATAATATCTACGTAATTTAAACACACACCATCTGACTTCACTCTAATAATTGTTGTGTAATCAGGAACTAGTGCAGAAGAATATCCTGCTAATAAAGCAGATTTAGAGACTCCTGTTTCAAAAGCTGATACATACCCATCTAAATTTGAATACAAATCAAATGGACCTGAATCAGTTCCTGCTGTTGTTAATGTTATTAATACTGTCATATGTTATTGATTTTATATTATAAGCAAAGACTTGCTGGTCCTGTAATAAATCCACTTGCATCTATTGGGAAACTTGCTGAGTTAATGTCTGCAAGTTTTTGTAAATGCCAATATACGTTTGATCCATTAAATGGAATAGTTCCACCTGCATCTGTAAACACTCTCACGTAATTTCCTTCTATCCAAACTGTATCAATTAACGGTAGAAGACATGCATTACTAAAGTCAGAAGTATTTGATATCAATCCTTCATATAGAACATAAGCTTCTGTTGTTGTAGTAGTTGTTGTACTAGATGTACTTGTAGATGTTGTTGTGCTAGTAGATGATGTACTTGTAGTAGTAGATGTGCTAGTTGAAGTACTTGTACTAGTAGATGTACTTGTGCTAGTTGATGTACTAGTAGATGTTGAACTACTACTAGTAGTGGTAGTTGTAGGCTGTACTGTGGTAGTAGTAGTGGTTGTTATAGGAAGTGTAGTAGTAGTAGTTGTTGTAGGACAACATATACCTAATTGATTATATATGTTAGTTACATCTTCAGTTATAAGCATAACATCTTCTGTAAGATTTGTTACATCTTCTGTAATAGTAGCTACATTAGCTGATACACTACATATAATAGCATCAAACTTACTAAGAATAGTATTTAATCCATCACATGTATTTACATCTGTACAAGGAAGTTGAGTGCCATCATATGTGACAGCACTCGTTCCTATTATAGTTGTGTTATTTATCTGAGAGCAATTAGCCATTTTTATTTATTTTAAAATTAAGCAGGCGCAAGTGTAGTGGTTGTTGTTGTAGTAGAACTACTTGTACTAGTTGTAGTAGTTGTTGGTGTAACTGTTGTTGTGGTGGTAGTAGTTGGAACACATTCACCATCAACAAGACATTCAGTTTCCAAATTAACAATTTCACTCTGTACACTAGTTACCACTTCATTATCTTTTACATACTGTAATATAATTGTAGGAATCAAATCCCCTTTTAAACAATATGAATAAGTTCCTGCAACTGAATAATAAGCATCAGTATCTCCATCTTCACAAGTAATATTTTTATCTGGATATAAGTTAACTTTACCATTAAAGAATGTTACAGTGTTTCCTGTAGCATCATCAATATCATCTTGACTAATAATTATATTCACACAGCTACAACCTAATGTAGTAGTAGTTGTTGTTGTCGGTGCTATTGTAGTTGTAGTAGTAGTTGTTGGTGTAAGATCGCAACAAGGACTATCTGTTGTAATTTCAATATAGAAAGCTTGTTCTATACCATCAACTTCTCCTAATGCAGTTATTCCTACAGATTGATCTACACAACCTAATGAATAAATACCTGGTCTATTGTATGTATTAATATATGGATTAGTAAAGCAATCATCGTACAGCACTGTAAGTTCATTATTATCTGTAGCAGCTAATGTTTCTGATAATATAGTGATCTCTGTATCAAAACAGTTACATAGAGCAGTAGTAGTGGTAGTAGTTGTAGGAACTGGACATTCTCCATCTATACAATTTGCACCAATCGAAATAGTTACAAGGTCATCACTAGCAAATCCACAACATCCACAAACTTGTATAGTTTCATTAGGTTCTATAACTATAGGTCCATTAATATTATCATCACAATCAGTATAAGAGATAGTATGAACACTATCACCATCATTATAGAATGTTAAACATTCACAAGGAATTGCTTCTGTTGTTGTAGTGGTAGTAGTGCTTGGAGGGGTAAGTGTAGTGGTAGTTGTAGTTGTTGGACCACAAGGACCATTTGGTGTTGCTATAACAGTTCCAGGAACAGTTAAAGGGCTATCTGTTTCAACACAAATATCTGTAACTCCTGGTTCTAATACTACAGCAGTTAATTCTCCTGTAGTACAATCAGTAATAATTATAGCAACAGTTTCAGTTCCAGTGTTATCTAATGAGAAGCTTTCACAAGGAACTGCAGTAGTAGATGTAGTAGTAGTAGTCGCACCACAACATTCATCTAATATGTTATATATATTGATTATATCACTATTGATGGCAATCACTTGATTAGTAATGTTAGTAACTTGATTAGTTAAATAGTTTACTTGTGTTAGTAAATTACAAATAATCTCATCTATCTTTTGTAAAATTACATTCAATGTATCACATGGTTCAGCCACTATACACGGAAGTGTAGGACCATCATAAACAATAGTACTAGATGCAGTTAAATGCGTACTACATGGATTATTGTTATTACAACCACTATTAGTAATTGTAGAACTACATCCACAAGGTGTATTCAAAACTACATCTGTACAACAGGGATTTACTGGTAAATATGGATATGCCATTTTGATAATTTATTAAGGTATATAAATGATATAATAACATCCTCTAGAAGGTTGTATATTCGCATGACCTAATCCTCCTCCTGTTGAAGAATTTGATACAGCAACGCCTACACCTATAGTAACATCGTTTGTTTTACCAAGGTTTGCAATTGTATCTGATGCAGATCTTAAGGAATACCCTAAGTTTCCTCCAGAAGAATATCCTGAATCAATTGGATCATCTACATTTAAAGGAACAGATGTTCCCTCAGACACAGTTAAATGTGAATGAGTTGCTGGAGTGACAGTTGCTACTGCTGTAGCAATATGTGTATGCGCAGGTATTTGAGTTGATGACAAAAATACTTCATTAGCTCCAACTTCAGTTGTTATTATATAATTAGGATTTGCAGGATTTGCAGGATCAACTTCTGGATCTAATGCTCCTCCAAACATTCCAGTAGTGGTACCAACTAATGTTCTTCCTCTTAAATCTGGAGTTCCATTTTGACCATTACATAAATAGATCTTAACCCAGTCTCCTGTACCAGCTCCTGTACCATTAAAATAACTCAATGGTCCAAAATAAGGAACTGCTGTATAAGGAACCATCTTATTACTAACTAATGTAGAAGAACTTATACTATTTAAATAAGCTTGAATATAAGAATTTATATTTGCAATACTTACATAGTTTGTAGAAACATTTAAAGCTAATGCTGTTAAATCAACTTGTACTTGACATAGTTTATTTATAACAGCTTGTACAATAGCATGTGTATCTGATGAAGCTGTAACACCTGTTAAACATCCAATTGAGTAATCAGCATTCAATATAGCAAGATCTGCATCAATAGCATCTATTTGTTCTTGAAGATCACAAGCAGCTTCTATAAGAGCTTTTGATATATCTACAATAGAAAGATCTCCACATGTAGGAAGATATTGTTGCACAAGGTTACATACAACTGTAGTACCAAGATCAATCTTAATTCCTGTACCATCTAATGTAGATGTAAGGAATGTAATCAATGCTTGTTCTACAAATGATAATGAATCACCTGTTTGGATTCCTAGGACAGGAACATCTATTCCTGTATATTTAACACATCTGTCAGAGACAATCTCTGTACATCCGTTATAACAATTTGAGCAATTGGACATATTATTAATTTTTAAAAGGTTTAAGCTATTGTTGATGTGGTTGTTGTTGTAGGATTTGATACAATCTTAATGTCACAAGGCTCCTCTAAGCAACGTTCTAATTCATTACATTTACTTACACATCCCAATGTCAAACGAATCACTCTACTAGCAATCATTTGAACAGAGTATTTTTCTACATAACTAGGATTGCAATACTTATACATAAGTATTCTTCTATATCCTATCAGCTGAAGTATGTCACTAGAAGGCACAGGTTTGTTCAACATATATGAAATATTGTTGTACAAATTATTGCCAAGCTCTGCTAACTTGCAATCTATTTTTTTAAGTAAAGAAGGAATGTTAGCACATTCTGGGCAATTTGTTAGTCTTGGTGATAACATAATCAGAGTTTTTTATTTTTCAACTTTGGATGCGCAGTGTGCACATAACCCATTGGTTAATTGACATCCACATCCCACTTTAGCTCCGCATGAATTACATTGTGCCATAATTAGTAAAAGTTTATTAGGTAGTTGTTACCTGAACAACCACAATTGGTTTTTAAAAAGTTATCTAACATATTATCTGCCTGAGCATATAATGTATTGGATTCAAATTCTGCGCAGTTATTAGCTGCTGCAATTGCTCCTTGAATAAAGAAGTTGATTGTGTTTAATGTAACACTAGATTGTGTTTTAAGTGCTCTGTCGCACTCCATCATGTTTAATTGTAAAAACGCATTGTCAAACTTCTCTTGAAGTCTGTCAACACGTAATATTGTTCTTTCTATATAGTTTGCATATGCAGGAGCAACAGAATATTTGATTCTATAAATTCCATCAGGAAGAGGTTGATTACAACCAATATCTGTTATCCCTAAATTAGATGATGTAAATACATTGGTTTCATTAGGAACGAATGGTAATATTTTGGTTCCAAATCCTGGAATATTAATCTCAATAGATGGTGCGGACACCACTGGAGGATTAGTAGGATATACAGAAGCATCTGTAATACCAAGTGTAAATACACTATAAGTAGGAACTACTAATATGTCTAATTGTAAGTTTGCCATGTTGTTTTTTAAATAAATATGCCAGAGGAATATGAGTTATCCTCTTTCCCCTGGCATAGGTTATTGTTTAAATTTTACTTCTTATTCTTAAGGGATAAGTGTAGAAGTAGAAGTAGTTGTAGTTGCAGGAGCACTAGAAGTAGTAGTAGTTGTAGTGATACAAGGAATACCTTGATCTACCACAGTACCTAAACCAGCTTCTAATACAGTAGTAATTGCAGCAGAAATACCACTTGTTGTAGCATTTGGAGCAGCGATAATTACTGTAGAGTCTTCCATAATGTAATCACCCCATTGGTACTCAGATTTGTTGTACTCGTTGAATTTGATATAGTAAGTGTCATAAGTAACACCATCAGATACCCAAGACTCAAAGTTCTCATTGTATCCATTCATTCTGTAAAGGTGTTTCAAGTAACCTGCTTGGTAGCTGTAGAAGTTTTTCTCTAATTGAGCAATTTCTGCAGATGTACCAGTAGCATAAGAAGCACGTTGAGTGATGATTGGTTGAGCAACAAAGTTACAAGCATCTGCTACGATAAAGTCAGCAGTAGTAGCTGGACCTGCGTATACAAATGTTCTGAAAGACATTCTGTCATATTCAAAAGGGAACGCTGCAATATCACAAGGTTGTCCATATTTAGTTAATGGTTTTCCTGTAATACGTAAGATGGTTCCACCTACATTTTCAAATGTATAGAATGTAGAGAAAGAAATGTTGTCAGGGTTGTTTCCTGGAGCTTTTAAGTTTAATTGATAAATCAATTCATTGATGATAGTATTAGTACTTACATCAGCACATGGATTAGCGTCACAATCACAACAAGGTGCTTGTATAGTTACTGAACGTGTAAATCCATTGAAATATAATGTATCAATATAAGAAGAGTGAGCACGTAAAGTTAACGTGATAACTTCTCCACATTGTACAGTGAAATCAGTTACATCAGTAATTTGGTTTGCAGCTGTAGGACATCCTGATACTTTGTACCATTCTGTTACGTTTGAGTTACAACCAGATCCTGAAGGACATCCTTTGATCTTGTCAGATCTTTTAGAGCCTTGTAAATAAGTGTTTGTTCTACCTTGAGCTACATAAAAGTAAGGAGACGCAGCAATATTTGCAGCATCAGCTATTGAATAATCGCTTCTGAAGAAACCAACTTGTCCTGCAGTCAAGTTTTGTGTTGAGCCAGAGCTAGGGAGTGCAGTTTGCCCCACTGGAACCACGAAGAGCGTGGTTAATGAAAAATCAGCCATTTTTATTTATTTTAAATGTTAATAAAGTTTATTCGTTTGTTTGTATTCTGAACTGAGCACTCTGAGCTGCAGAAGCATTTTCAGTATACATTGCTAGATTTTGTACTGTAAGATCTAACAGTTCATCTTCTAGATATAATTCAAGTTCACAATTTTGATCAAATGATGGATTCCCATCTAACATTATATATCCTGTTTTGTTTATATATTGAGGATATCTCATGTACATTATGTAAACTTTTGTTGGGATAAATGTACCATCTGTAAAGTAACTTATCTCATCTGATGACAAAGAGTTGAATGTTTCTTGATATTCAAAACTTGGTCTATAATGATCATTATTTAATATGAACTGAAGATCACCATGTTTAGCAAGATCTCTATTAATCCAAATCTTTCTATCTTTACATCTTCCTTTATCTGCCAACAAATATGAATCTATGTAGAACATATATTGTGGAGTAAGATTATGCACATACGTGCACCATTGATTTAATTCAACATTCTTTAGTGTAAGATCTAAAGGTTGATGATTATAATTCATTATAAGACTTTGTAAGTCTTCATAACGCTTTTTAAATGCATCTTGTCCTAATTGACTAATAGTACTAATACCATCGATCTTTTGTTTTATCAACTTAATCTGAGCCTCATTCAAAGCTAAGATTTTGTCTTCTAATTGAATCTGTTGGTGCTCATTAGTTGATAGTTTATTTAGTTTCTGATCGATCTTATATAATAAACTATCTACTGGTATCATATTCTTTTATATTTTTAAAACTAGCTCCTTAAATAGAAGCTAGTTTTTTAGTTTTTAATTTACCTTCTAATGTTAATAACTCATCTTGGTTATCATCATCAGCAAGGAATTTAATTAAATCTTCCTCATCTTTAGCTATTTCATATTCACCTTCATAAACCTTACCGTTAGGTTTGATTCTATATACTGAATGTGCTACAGCTTGTTTTACTAAATCTTTAATATGGAGTAAACTTTCTTTCATGTCAGCAAATCTATTGAACACTTCAACTGGATTTAATCCTGAATATTTACCATTCTTAAATTCTGTTTGTTTCAATGTGTTATCTACTAAGTTGTATACCACTTCTTCTTTTGAATCTTCTGATACTGGAAGACCTAAAAGTCTTGCAACTTTACGTTTCTTCTCAGGAGTCATTGAATCAAACTTAACAATTGCTTTGTTGATCAATTGTTTTTTCTTGAAGATCACTGCATTCTCTATCTCATCATCTACCACATAAAACTGTGTATCTGCTGGATACTCTCCTCTTTCCCATGCTTGGTAAGAAGATGCAATGGTTGGATGTACTCTTAACCATGAAAAGGCTATTTCTTGAAAAGCATTTCCTAAATCAAAATAGTTATCACCATCTAACAGTTTAACTGCTTGTACGTGAGTTTGATCATCTGGAGATAATGATAATCCATAGTTCCAGAATTTAGAACGAGGACCAAGATCAATATCACCTATTTGTTCTTCAAGCTTTTTTCTAAGAGCGTTAACTCTTTCAATCTCAAGTTCTTTTTCTGTAGGATCTGCGATTCTTTTGATGTATGTAGCATCTGGATCAAGTCCTGTTCTGTACTTACCATCTAATTCTTTATAAGGATATTTGAACACACCTGTACCAGGGATTCTTGTCATTCCTTTCTGTGATAATCCACTATCCATTGTTTGAAGTTGAGCACTATTTGAATAGTCTCTCTTAATAGTAGAAATTTTGCCTGTTTTACCCATAATGTAGTTATTTAATAATGTTTGGTTTAATTTAGTAGAGTGGTCCCATCGAAGGAAGCAGCGACCAGTTTACACCAATCCATCACTCTGGTTTGAGAATCATCCCCTCGTAGGAGGGAGAGGAGTTGAGGGGATTCTTCTCGGAATTTTATTATTAGAATTGTGGCATTTCCTCAATCAACACAGTTCTAGAAAGATCTTCGATAAATACATCACATCTATCTTTCATCCAGATTTCGTATCCTGGGAATTTATTAGCAGAACTCATACCTTGAGATTTAGCAAAACCTAAGTGGTGACGAGTACCATCAATATAACCCCAAGTCATAGAAGGTGCACCCTTCATACGTACTTCACGGATGTTGTTTACCATTGAACCATCAGACATTGGAGAAACATCAAACACCATAAATACTGGAGTAGATTTTTTGTTTTGTCCAAACTCTAAGTTAGATTGTGGTAAATCTAATTCTTTTAAGTGGATTAATTCAACACGTCCAGTCTCACGAGTTACCATTGCATCAAATGCAAAGTTGTAAGTGATGTGTTGTCCTTCACCTTGCATATATCTGTTTCCAGAATCAGCCATGAAAGTTAATCCAGAGTTTAATGCATCATTTTTAAGAGCTTGTTGGAATACATCGAATCCAGCTTCATTAGTATACATTTTAACACTTCTATCTTTAACGTCCACACGTCTGTAGAATAAATCTCCAAATACAGAACGGATTAAGTTAGCAGAGAACTCACCTCTGTTGTATTGTACTAAGTTTCCATTGTTACGCATTCTGTGGTATACACCAGCAGATGTTCTTTTCAATTCTTGTTTAGAACCGTTAGTTTTAACTGTACCTGGTTTAGCCCAGATCATACGTTTAACTTTTAATTCTAACATAGATTTACGCATCCAGAATTCGATGAACGGTTCCCATTTAACATCATTACGAGTTAAAGGTAATTGGTTACGTCTTTGAGGAGCATAAACTAAAATGTCTAATGGTTTACCAGAAGCATCTCTCATCATTTTGTCATCAGCCCATTCAGTAATTTTGTGCTCATATCCATATGCAGAACCTAAAGATTCGAACATAGTGATTTGCTCACCTAATCTTGGAAGACCTAATAAGTCTTGATCAAATTCACCAATAGCAGCATCAACTAATTCTAGCTCAACACCATATTGTAAAAATACAGGGTTTACAAAGTCTACAACTGGGTTGTCAGTTACTAATGTAAATGAATACAAGAATCCCATATTCCAAGGCACTGGATCTTTGATCACGTAGAAACGTGGACCATACTGACGTGTACCTACAGAGATGATAGCATTTTTAGAGAACTCGTTAGTATCTAATACTAATTGGAACTCTTGACCATCAATACCTGTTTTACCTGCATCAATTAAAGTTTGAGTAGAAGCAGGAATGTCAATAATTTTTGGGAATTTGTAAGGAACAGCTACTTGCCATTTCCAAGCATCACTATTATTATCAATGTAATAAGGTGTGCTTTTGTTGATCATGTCTAAGAAGTCATTACTGTACAATGAGCTCTGAGTATATAAAGAGATGATCTTTTTATCATAATCAGCTGGCTCAGTGGAGTGAAAAGACTCCAAGTGGTTAGAGTCTGTAAGTTTTCCTACTGCACGCTTATCCATAGATGCAACACGAGCGTAAGTAAAACCTGTTAACCCAGGGATTGTTTGAATTGCCATTGTTATTCGTTTTTGTTAATTATTAATTATTTTTTGTTATAAAAACCATGAGCTAGGGTTAGCTTTTGAACCACCAGTACTTGTACCTGTTTTAGATTTAGTAACTTGTCTTGCAACTTCTCCGAACAATTGGTTAGACTTTTTAGTCACACCTGTTCTTTGTATAGTTGATAATGTAGGATCTTTCTCTAACATTTTCATAAGAAGTCCTAACTTAACTTTCATCTCATGGTTTTCTGGTTTCTTCATATCCAGAATAGCACGGTCAAAGTCTGTAAGAGTTTCTCCTGTAGGAGTTTTCCACTTATCAACTAATAAGAAGTCTTGTAGTTCGCCTGCTAATTTTGGATTGATAGGAATACCATCAAACTCTTTGTTCTTTATCTTATCTTGTAAGATGGATTGAACATTTGTAATGTACTGATTCTTAATAGCTTGCTTTTGTCTTAACTCTTGTTCAGCGTTAGCTTCCATTTGTTGTAACTTAGCTGCTTCTTTTTTAACCAGCACTTTGTGATGTTTAGTAGCTACGCTTTCTAAATCACCGTAATTTTTAAGTCTTTCAACTTCTGTTTCCACATCTTCTTGATCAAATCCTTGATCAGACAATGCTTGTTTCATTATTCTTACTTGGTTAGTTTCATCTGAAAGATCCATTTCAGCAAAGTTCACCACTTGGTTATATGTACCAAAATATTCTTTTGGATTAACTCCTTTTACAAATATGGCTTCAAAAGCTTCTTGGTAATCTTCTCCAAATTGTCCTATGAAATTTTGAACCATTTCAGAGGCACCTTTTTTCTTTTCATTGTTGAATCTTTCCAAGAATTCTTCTGCTGTAGAAATTGGTGTTTCTTCTTCTCCATCTTCTGATGTAAACACTCCTAACTTAAATAAGTCATTTGAAAGTGCAGTGAATTGCGTTCCTTCAGAAGCATCATCATCAGAATCATCATCATCGTTAGATGTTTCTGCTGGTTTAGCTGCTGCTGGAGCTGCAGGTGCACCATTGTCATCATCATCATCATCATCATCAGAATCACTTAAGAAATCAGAGATCATTGATTGTCCATCTAATTTCTCTTCATCTGTTTTACCATCAACGCTTTTAGGAGGAACAATATCCTTACCTTTTGGTACTGCTGGTGCACTTGGTGCAGCAGGAGCATCTGCATCTTTTATAATTGCAGTTACGTCTTCTGGATTAGAAGTTGATGTCTCAGGGGAAAATAAGTCTTGTAACAATTCTTGGTTACCCATCCCCATTTCCATAGTATCCTGGATACTAAAGTTACCCATAGTTTCTAAATTATCAGCCATATGTAGTTGTATTTATGTTTGGTTTATTATGTAAAAGTATAACAACACTATTTAATATCAAAGTGTTATGAACCAATGTGGCTCAATTTTTCAGATAATATAGCATTAACATTTTTTTATCCTCCGAAGAGGATAAGTTTTTTAACCTTTTTTGTTATTTCTGCCCTTAGCATTCTCTTTAGCCACTGCTAAATCGTTCTGCATATTTTCTCTAGCCACTTTAAGTTTTTCCATTTCTATTTGTTTCTTGTCACTAGATTCTTTTAACTTACCTTGTATCTCTTGCATCTTCAATTGATAATCTTGCGCAGCTTTAGATTGATCATTTGATAATCTACTAACTTCTAGTACATCAGGAACAGCATTAGAATTAACATCTTCACTTTCCACTTTTCCAAATCCTGTAGCTTGAATAATAGCAATTTTCTCTTTAGATAATCTATCAAGTTGATTTTGATAATCATCATGAGCTTGTTGTTCTTGTGCCAATTGAACAGCTTGTTGCATTTGAGCTTGAGCCACTTGACCTTGTTGTTCAAGTTTTTGTTGTTCAAGCTGTTGAGTTTGTTGTTGTTGAGCAATCTGTTGGTCTCTAAGATCTTTGAATGTTTTCTTCATTTCTCTCATAGACTTAGTGCTATACAATTCAATAACATCATATAATGATCCACCATTCTGCATCAAAGGTTGTGCCAATGCACGAAGCTCATTGAACATTTGTTGATCCTCAGGTCTATTAGTTAAGAACACTTTTAAGTCACGGAATTTAAGATCTGAACCATTCACTTGTACAAATGCAGATTCTCCTTCTCCTGTAATATATGAAAGTGTAGATTGTGGTTTATCACTCTCTACATATAATGCGGCATCAATAATAGCTTGGTATAATTGACCCATTACATATTCATGTGCTACAAACAATGGTTCTGTTTGAGAATACGATTGTTGCATAGCAGTGTTAGTACCTGTAGCACTTTCAGAAGCAGATATATCACCCATACGTTGTTTAGACATACCTACAAGTTCCCAACACTCAGCTTTCATTTGTTGAGCTAATGTATATCTAGACTGTATCTCCTGTGTACGTGTAAGATCGAGAGATGTAAATTGATTGAATGAACTAGGAGCTTTTAAGTTCTCTGGAGAATCATCAACAAATACCACTCCTCTATTACGTGCTTCCATTTCCCATATATCAAGAGCATCTTGTGCATCTCCATCTTTAGGAATAGGAATATGTCTCAATGACATAAGTTGAACCTTACCAACTTCTTTTTCTAATAGTTTGTATAATTGGTTCATACAAACATTGTATATCACTTGGAAAGGCTTCATTAAGTCTACTAGAGATTTAGCCTCTGTATTTTTCACCTCATATGTTGTTCCTATAATAGGACAATAGTTTAATAACTTAAATGGTTTGATGTGGTAGATGTCTGGACCAATTTTAGTTCCTTGGTACCATTCATTAATCCATCCCCATTCTAGTGAAATTTGTGTAGGAATAGTTCCTGATTTATATGTTTCATCAACTAATGTTGATTGTTCATTACCCATCTCATCTACATAGATAAGTTTACCTATCTTTCTTTTAGAAATCCAATAGCTACGCACAACAACATACTTATAACCAAATGAACTTACATTATTAGTAAGTCCTAAAAAGTCTTTAAGTCCATCATTATTCTCTTTCATCTCTGATTCAATGATCATTCTTGTTTGTAATACAAGAGGATCAAATGTATCATACATTACAGAGTCTTGTCCAGGAATAGCATCTGGATTACCAAGATTTGACTCACGTACATTAATTAATCCATAGTCTTGTAACGATGAACGTAAGTGATCGATTTCCTCTTTTGTAAGATCTGGTATGCTTTCAATGATCTCCGAAAGCTCCATAACTTGTACTGTACCAGCAGCATAGGCTCCCTGAGCTCTACCTGTGGGATCAGATATCCATTTTCTATCAGGAGTGGTAAGAAACCAAGTGTTCTTCGGGTTAGCCACTTCGATGTTGAAACCAAGTTTCGAATTGTCTTCATATATATGGTAAAATTCTCTAGCAGAAATAAGCATGTCTCTGAAAGCATCTTCAGATTTTTCTTTTAAATTAAACTCAGCTTTTTGACATGTAAGAATGTGGTTTGCCCACTTCTCAGCAACAGATGTATAGCTATCCAATTGATCTTTAACTTGATCCATTGTCATTTGATCTAATTCTTCTTCAGGAATCTCTACTCCTTCTATAGCAGCTCTCTCAAGTAATTTTTGTTTAGCTTGAGTGATAACATATTTTTGTAAGGTTTCTGTTTTAAATTGTAGTTCTTCTGCTTGACTATCATCATCAAAAGCTTTCACTCTAAATGTATCAGGTCGTTTAGAAATCTCTCCTACCAACTCATTAACAGGAGTGGTAATAATAGAATACATTTTCACATAAGCAGGAAGTTCTAAATCTGCTGTAAGCACATCTGTGAAACTTCTAACCTCTGGTTCTTGATAGAAATCCTCCATACGTAAGATTCCTTTCATAAGATCATAATTCTTAACGAACGTATCTCTATTCTTTACATACTCAGCATATGCTTTGTTGGAGAAATAGTCCATTGTATTTTTAATCCAACTTTCATCCTGTTTTTCCTTCTCAGTTTTAAACTGATCTGGGAAGATGTTTAAGTATGCATACCTGATGGTAGCATCTTTTGTATATCTAATTATTGCCATTATCTAAACAATTTATTTTTCTTTGGTGTGTTAAACATTGTTCTGCTTTCTGTAAACAGAGTATTCTTTTTGTTCTTAGTGAACATTGATTTCATTCTTCCATCTTCCTCTCCACCTATTTTACCCATAATAGGATCTAGTTTCATAGCTAGAGCTATTGCAAGCTCTGCAGCAATGATACGGTCAAAGTTACCTTGTTCATTATACTGGATCATCTCCTCTAATAGGACAGGATCAAATACCTTTGACATTCCTTTTATTTCTGATATGATGTTTCCATCATCATCTTTCTCCACATGCACAGCTTCTTCTGTATACTTCTTAAGACATCCATGAAGGAAGTCTCGTATTTTCTCAGAAGATCTATGTATTCCATAATCACGTCTTACAGTGGTGTTAGGAACTATTTCTTTTAACCAATCTGGTTGTCTCTCTAAGTAATGAGCATCTCCTTTAGCTATCATATAGTCAATGAACGAGATTTCATCATTCTCACATAGGGCCCTAGCATTGTAATACTTAATAAGATAACGAGCTTGTTCTTCCCATGTTTCTTTCTTATCTGGTCTAGCACAATAACTAGCTACAAACATATCTTGATACTTCTCTCCAGAAATAGCGTGCATACGTTTGTATATATAAACAGATCCTAATGATGAACTGTATGCAGATTTTCCTTGTCTATAAGGGTCAATCCCTGCAACATATAATCCATATGGAGGAGCTTCAATTGGAAACTCATATATCACTACAGGAGCATCCTTTTGATCTGTATTCTTTAATGGGAAGTTAGATATAGGAAGTTTATCTGTAAACTCATGCTTTACACCATTTCCATCATCATATAAGAATACAGGTGTTCCTGTTCTTTCTTGAGCTAACAGTCTAGTCTTCTGACGCTTAGCTGCATCAATATCAAATATGTTTGTATCTTCATTCAAGAATATGTCATCCACTTCTTGTGGGTAGTACATCTTCTCTTTAAGATAGGCCATTCTATCGCCAGCTTTTTTAAGCTTCTCTAGATTGTTATTAGTAATCTCTGTAGCTTTCTCTTCATTAGATACCATCATCTTCACTTCATGTAAAGAAGAACTTGCTGGTTTATCTAAGAATGCACCAAGAGAACTTTCTTCCTTGGCCTCCATTCTATATTTATGTGAAATGAACAATCCATGCACTCTCTTATCATCCTTTGCATTGTTGTATTCTAAGAAGTTGAAATTTTCAACATCGAACATTAAGCTCTTTGCATCCATGAACATCTTCATATCTCCACCTGTTCCTGTAAGAATAGGCGAACATCCCCAACCAAATGGTGTTGTAAAACCTGGTACAGCAGCTTGTAATCCTCTAAGAAATGAGCCTTTTCCTATCTCATCAATAATAAGCCTTCTAGGCTTCGTACCTGCAATAGCCTCTTCATTGTTACCACCATCTAAGTTACGAATAAGGATCTGAGAAAAGGGGATTCTCTCTCCTGCTTTTGTCTTGATCCCTAATGTAACTTGGTTTTTCCAATTGTCTTCTACTCTCTGCCATCTCCAGGCTTTAGGTAGGAAGTTAAGTCCTTTGTCAATCTTATCTGTAATAAGCTTTATATCGGGAGCATTCAGTCCTGCAATAATGTTCTGTGAGTTTTCATCAAACGTAGCTCCTTGACCAATGTATGATGCCTCAATAACAGACTTAGCAAAACGACGTATTCCTAGTATAACTAGGCCTTTCTTCTCCTTATGAGCTCTATCTATTTCGTTTGTTACCAACCATTCATTATCTCTAAGAAGAGGGTTTGCATACTTCTGATTTATCCTACCATATTCATCTATGGTGTCTACCTCTGTATGCCATATGTTTAAATGCCAATATAGAAATGGATTTATATATTGTCCATCCATCATACACCCATTCATACAAAGTTCCTTATGAAAATTGAAGAATGCCTTGTATTCTGATGAACTCTCATCTGGAATTCTTCCCTGATTGATGAACCAATCCTTATATTCTATATTATGTAGTTGCATTATCCTCTACCTTTTAAGAAGTCTTCTGCCATAGAACCAAGTTCTTGGCCACCTCTAGTCTCTATCTTCTTAGCCTCTTCTTTCTCACGTAGTTTATCTACTTGTTCTAAAAGAGCTAGGTAGTTCTTCATTGTCTCTTGGACAAACTTACCTTGAGCTTCAATAGAGGCTATCACCATAGGTAACATTCCTCCTTTAGCTGTAGGCTTCCATTCTATTCTATCCTTTAATAGATGTAGTGGATTAGCATCAACGTATTCCTTCCAAGAAGAAAGTTGTTGTTCTGCCCAATCAAGCTCTGTGTTAACGTATGTAGTTTTATTTAATGCCATTGTTTTATTTTTTAGTCATCCTCTTCATCAAACATTCTCTCCAAATTCATGCCACCTTTTATAATCTCCTTAAGTTCCTCTTCATCTATATGTGGATAATCTATATTGAGCTCTATTTCATATTTCTCTAAAGCATATAGGAGTTCTTTATCGCTCACTCCCCACAAGTCATTATACTCATACAATGCTGTAGATAGATGTCTTCCTATATTATACGTAGGATGACTCTTCTCTAAACGCTGAAGTGTTCTTATAATCTGGCGGTAATAGTTTGGTTGTTTTGCCATTATATTAAATCATTTATATCTTCATCAGAAAGACTTGAAGGAAGATCGTCTTCTTCTGACCATTCTAAGTCCAATTCATGTTCTAGATTTAATGTATTATCTTCATCAAAATCAGATAGATATTCAGGTTTCACTGTAAGTTTAATAGTATCTCTTGGCATTCCATCTTCATCAATGTTTCCTGATATATCAACATAATCAGCTCCACCATCGTAGAGATCTTGAAGGATATTAATAAGCATTTCCAAAGGAATTTTACGTAGAGGGTGTATCATTGTCTTCTGTAATTGATTGTGGAAGCCATTTCTTTAATGGACATTCACAGGTTAAACATTTTGTCTTAGCAGACAATGTACATCCACAATTTGTGCAATGTGCATCGCGTCTGAATGACTTATAATCTTTCTTATTAGAAGAGTGTTCTTCGCAAGCTTCACATACAGCTAGTCTTTCTGCACTAACATGTTCTATGAAAGCTTTATTTCTCTCCTCAGGAAGAAGGTGATTCTTCCATCCCTCATATATCTGTCCCAGGCTCATGTATTTTTGGTTTTAAAATTTTAATATCTGTAAGCACTGTATTCATTCTAAGTTCTGTTGATCTTCTTTTCTTATCTGTCGTATTTGGATCTGCTAGAATGTTCTCGTATGCTTGTCTTATTTGTAAAAGTTTATTATAATGTAATTGTGCCTTCTTTGCATTAAACAAAAACTTACCAAATCCAGAAATCTCCACACTATCATTCTCATTCAAAGCATCATTGGCTGAATCAAACTGATGTGTTACAACAGCATCAATTATCTTCTCCGACTTCACCATGCTGATGGACATCCTCTTGATTATCCACTCTTTCACTGACATTGATATTGGCTTCTCCATGTACAAGTTTTATTTCTAACGTTAAATCATTTCTGAAATCAACCACTATAATAGGATTGACCTTCACCTTTCCATTCTCCTTAATAAATATACCCACCTTCTTAAGTTTGGATATGATGTTATTGATAGAAGGAGATGTACTATTATAAGTCTTACAAAACTCTTCTCTCACATTAGCATATGTAATGTTTCCCTTAATAGCTGTAAAGGATATCAATTGAATTTCTCTTTCTGTAAGACCAAGATTGTTTATAGCAGATAAAACACTGTAGTATTTCTGTGCTAATTCCATATCACTAGATATGTCTTTCTTCAGTCTTTGTACTATAATCTTAATTGGAGTCATAATTTAGTTTTGACATTCTAAGGACAAAGATATATAATAAAAACTTATAATCAATACATTAAGAAGAAATATTTTATTCCTATGCTATATTATGGAATAGAATCTATCTATATAGACATACCCACCCACCCAGCCAAAGGTATAACATATTTTCAATATGCTCCAAACTTTTTTCCAAAATTTTTTTTCAAAACTTGGAAACCTATTGTGTGTGTGCCTTTGTAGACCTATTCTAACCAAAACCCCCCATAACATTTTGAGAGTTGGAGTATCCCCCCAACAATTAGGTGTTGTGAGCCTAAAATCATTCACTATTGAGTTACTCACCGTAAAGACGAGAGTAAACAGTATGTCATTAAGGAGTGCAAGCCTTAATTTTTTATTAATAAATAGTTGTTAGGCTGAAGTTTCGTGCGAACCTAACATTAAATGTCTGTGATAAGTTGGACTGCTATTTATTATTATTATTACCAAAACCTTTTGAACATACTAATTAAAACATAATCATTATGGAACTAACTAACATTAGGTACATTAGAGATACACACGAAGTGATACTCTACTTTAACAATCATTACATTGCAGCACCTGCAACGTGGCAAACCTACAATCTCTATTGTGAGTTTCACAACATTGCAATAGACCAAGGAGAACTGATTACAATCAATCTTAATGATGTAATGCCTAACAAGAACATTGAGGAATTGATAGCGTTGTAACAAACGCTATTGATTCTTTCTACCAAAACCTATTCACTTTGAGGATAATCCGTCCCAAAACCTTTTTCACATATCGAGTACATAAATCATTAATATTAATTAAAAACAGAAACAAAATGAAAAACTATGTAATTAACAACGGTGCTTTTACAGGAAATGGAAATTTTAGTGGCTACACTGCGTTAGGTGTTCGCGTTCACTTACACAAACGCCAAATGAATGCGTTAGGTTGGGAACAAACAGCAGACGTTCAATTTCCATTCTTCTGCATTGCAGAAACTAAACTAATTGGTGCTTTGAATGCAGACGGTACACCTGTTGTGGACAAAGAGGGTGTTGAAATCAAGTCAGAGCGTTTAACAGCATTGAGTGCTTTCAAGACCAAGAACGAGATTACGCAAGCACACGCTGATAGCAGATTACTTGACATTGAGATTCAACAAGCAATCCAAACACAAGCAACTTCAGCAGGCTTAAGCGAGAGTGCTATTGCAACACTTGCAAACGCTTCGTTCTAACAAGGCTAACAAGGCTTCCCTTAACAGGGAAGTCTTTGTTATTACGATTACAGCAACCACCAAAACAACTTCACCTATATATAAGGGTGGGTTCAACAGAACTTTGGGTGGGCTATAATAGCACTACATTGCATTATTCATAAGTTTTTACGGAGACCATATGAGAATACTGCAAT